CTTCCATTTTGCTCTATGACAGTTTGTGTTGCTGTAGGTTTTATACTAAAAGTCATTATTCAGAATCCTTTGGATATTTAGCTTTAACTTCTTTTATATGGTCAAGCCATGTTTCTGTACCATCTTGTACATCATGATATTGCATATCTAGTTGTTCGGCTAATGGTTTGTATTCTTTAGCTCTTTGTTCTTTGTAGGCATTAGGGTCTACCCAAGCATTAACATCACTCATATTAATTGCTATAGGATTACCATCTTTATCCATAGCTCCTGCTGTACCATCTATTGAAACTACATTAGGATATAGTGCGTAAATTGCTTTATGATTCATTATGCTGCCACCTCCATGACTGTTATCTGACTACAAGTTCGTGCATCCCAAGATAAATTACTTGTATTTCCTGTACGATTTACAACTAATGTATAAGCTGTTGAATAAGGGGAAATTGCTCCTTGTATTTTGTAAATTACAGGACTTGTTGTGTTTGGTGTATCAAGAATTTGACCTACCATACTAGATGTAGTGTAAGTAGTAGCGTAAGTTGAAGAATTATAAATTTTGTGATTAGCTCTTATTCTATTAGACCCATCTGCATCACCTACTAATACATCAGAACTAGTTCCTCCTATTGTTCTTACTGCTTTTAGCATAGCATGACCAGTAACAGTTCCACAGCTTACATTGTAGAATAACATTATTTTACTTGATGTTGACGAAGGTGTTATCGCAACTTCCAAATCAGTAATGTCTACAAATGTTTGAGAGGTAGTTGAAAATGTATTTGTTTTAGTGCTTTGTGCTACTTGTATAATATTACCAGAACTAGAAATTCCTGTTGATGTAATCCTTGCTACTTCTGTAGGGCTGTCAGCATCACCTTGTCCAATTCTTAATGTGCCATCAGGTGTAGATGGTTGATAGATAGTAAAGTTGTTAGTAGATGTAGCATCTGTTCCAACTTGTAATTTTTTGCTTTTTACTGTGCTCATTAAGCAACCTCCGTTAATGTCACGCTAGAAGTAGTTTCTTCGTATGTATTTTTTGGGTCTGTTGTTGACCTATTTAAGTTCATAGTATAGCTAGTAGTGTTTGTAGTAACAAGATGAAGTTTGTAAGTAACCTCACTTGTTGTGTTAGGACTATCTACGAATAAGTAATTTGCTGGCATTGGAGTTGAATTATTATCAGCGTCGTATGGAGACACAAAGGTTACATTCCATTGACTTGTATTGGCAGTATTTATACCAATAAGGGTAGGGACTCCCCCTACAACACGATACAATCTGAACCCCAATGTACTACCTGTATTACCCTCAAATGTTATATCGTAATTTACCATAACTCTATTACTAGTAGAAGCAGGTGTAATAGATAATGTTAATGGAGTTACTTCTACTCCTGCATAGCTAGTGCCAGTAACATATGAAGATTTGTCACTTGTTAGAGAATTAAGCACTTGCTTTACAACCCCAGTACCAGTTAGAGATGTACCACTACCAGTAAAATTTGTAGAGTTTACATTACCTCCAAATGTACTTGTGCCACTTCCACTTATTTTAGTTACCATTACACAATACTCCATGTAGATCCATCACCTACTGTTATTGTTATTCCATCAGAGACAGTAACTGCACCTGCTGTCATAGCATTACGATTGTTTGCCAATGTGTAATCTTCGTCTAATGTTGTGCTGTTTTCCACAAAACCTATGCCGTTAATTGTTACGCTCATTCTGACTCCTCTGCTTCTTTTGGTTTGTTATTTTCTTCTACCCAAGCTATGTATGTTTGGTTAGTTTTATTTACTGGAAAAGATGTGAAACTACCATCATCATTATCTATAATAATATGTTCTTGAGTTAAGCCATCTACACTTTCTGTAGTAATTGTTTTATATGTCATATTACAGCTCCGAATTAAATGCTATGTAATTAGTGCTACCATTAGGAAGAACTGCATACATTTTTTGTGCTGTTAATCCTGTAGATGTAAAATTCATAGTACAAGAATCTGTGCCAGATTCAGCAATAGCAACTGCTGAAAAAGCTGTAACTGCACCACCTAACCACCAACCTAAACCAGAATATTCAATAGAAGATGGGTTATTTCTCATGGTAGTTGGAAATGGCACATGACCATACATATTAGTAGTATTTGCTGCCATTGCCCAAGCAACCCAATTATTAGATGAAGTAGTGTTCCATTTGTAATAATATCTTTGGCACAATGCTAATTGCTGTCCGTAATGTAAATGTTCAAATGGTGTTGCAGTTGTGCCTACTTCTAGTTGGACACCTGTAATATAAAATGTAGAGTTTATTGTTTGTATTGGGTTTACTTGTCCTGTTACACCTTCTAATACTGAAGAAGTCCAAGTACCTGCTGTTCCTAATCTATCAGCACCTGCACCTAAACTAAAATTCAATCTTAATCCTAAAGCATTATTAGTTACCCATGTTCCTGATGTATCACCTGCAATAGTAACTGTTTTGTATTCCCATGTATTTGCAGAAGATATAGTATAAGAGAATGGATTAAATCTATTGTAATCACCATTAGCAACTGAACCACCAAATGTTCCTGTTACACTTGAACGAACCCAAAAAGATAAAGTTACTGATTGTGCATCTGAAGTCCCCCAATTAAGTTCTTCTATATTATAACCTTCAACCATTTGTTGAATTCTATAAGATGAGGTTGACCACATTGGAGAAGCATCATCTATTGTTGTAACAGTAGCTTTTAATGAATTTGTAAAATCTGCTGGTGAAGTTGTATCTTGTGCTAATGTAAAAACACCTTCTGAAGTTTCACCTCTACCTAACCATCTATCAACATTGTAAGTAACACCTGTCCCATTTATAGTAGCTGTACTATCTCTTTGGTCAATCATCATATTACCATTGATAATAAGATTCGCACCTGCTTGCGAAGTAATAGCACTACCACTCGCATTTTGTAGTCCACTAGATGTTATTTTAGCTTTTGTAGTACCACCTGATTGCAGTTCTAAATCACCACTTGTATCTGATGTAACTACAACACCATTAGTTGTATCTGCATTTATTGTACTTGCCATTATAGAACCACCCATTTACTAGAAGCTGGAACTGTTACCGATACTCCACTAGCAACACTTACAGGTGATACTGACATTGCATTATAACCTGTAGGTACTGTGTAGTTAGTTCCAATAATTGAATTATTTATAAACATACCATTAGTTGCACCTAACTGTGGTGCTATGCCTGTATTATCACTATCTTGAACTACAGCTTTTTCAGCAGGATAAGTACAGAATACATCACTTGTGCTACTTAAAAAAATAAGGTTACCACTATTACTAGATTCTAGTACAGTGTCCCTAGACAAAGTTAAGATTGAAGCTGTATAAGTGCCTAGACCTACCTCATAGTCGTTACCACTTGTAATAGCATAGTAAGTTGTATTACCATCACCTATAGCATCAAAAGATTGAAAACCTGCACTTGCTCCATCCAATAGAATCGATCCTGTACCTACTGTCGTAGTGGTTTCTTTTACCCTATCTTTTACAATAAGAGCCATATTTTATCCTTACGCTAATTCTACAGTTAAGTTGCCTGAAGTGATTTTAAATATATCACCTGAATCAATAGTTTTAGAAGCATCTAATGCTGTGTGGTATAACATATTACCACCACTAGCAGAATCCCATAATGCTATCCACCCTACAGTTCCCCATGAAGCAGTTGCAGTTGGAAAAGTTACATCTGCATCTGTAGCAACTAAACCTGATGTTCCAGAAGCAGTAGCAAAAGAAGCAGCAGTTCTAGCATAAGAACCACCAGAAACTTCTGCACCAGTTCCAGCATCTGTTGGGTCTGCTGTGTGTAATGAAATATAAGGGTTGTTTACTGCTGTAAAAGCAGTTCCGTTAAGTGTTGCGTTTAGAAGTGCGACTTCTAAATAATCCGACATTTCAGCCATAATAATTTACCTCGTTGAGTTAGTAATAGTAAGTGGTTGAGCAGGGTATTCTGATTCGTCATCACTCTTGCGTAGAGCGTTTACTCCTCTGTCATACATACTTGCCCATGTGTTAAGTCTTTCATCATTCATCAAATATGGCTCTGCTTCACCTAGTGCAGCGTAAAGTAATAAATCAGGTGTATCTGCTAACCAAAGGTTAGATGAATTAGTGTCGCTTAAATATTCTGGTTTATAAAAGTAAACCATTTGTAGCGTGTAAGCACTATCAGGAATTGGAGCAAATTGAAACTCTGCACCAAGTAATGTATAGCGATTAGGTAATCCAGATGTAGATGAATGAGCATTTCTAAAAAAGTTACTTGTTGATAGAAACTTAATTGTTTGTGGTGGGTTACCTTGTAAGTGTAAATCTTTCATAGCAACAAAATCAGAAGGCAAAGATACAGTAGCATCACCTGCTGTAGTAGATGCAGTAGCAACTTTAAGCATTTGTCTTATGCGTAAGTCTCTTAACAATCTATCTTCTGCTAATCTAATAAACTCTGGTATCTGGGTTGTTAAATCAGAACGAGCTAAATAATCAGCTATAGTCGCTTGTAGCGTTGTGTAATCGGTAAAAAATGCCATTTAGATTCTGCCCTGTTTTGTTCTAAAAAATCTATTGTCTGGGTCGTTTAACCATGCAAAGAATTTCTTTTGGTCTAACACATGAAACCCTCTCATTATTCCTTGCTTGTTTAAATCATCAACAACAGTCAAAGGTATAGAAGCTATCTTGTTATCAAAGACATCCTCACCCCATTTTGTTGAGCTGTTATTGTATTCTTGTTTGTTCTTTTCAATGATGTCAGTTACATCTTGATTGGTCTCTACAATCTTTCCATCATCTGTATTATGTGATTTAAATTTTCTCATATTATTCTCAATAGTAATACTGCCCTCGTGAGAGGGCAATATCAATGTTTAACCTAAATTAAACTGCCAAGTCAGCAACGATACCATGTGCTTTCTCGTTAGATACTTGTAGAGTGTACTCAACAAGCATTTGATGTTTTTCACTATCACCAGTTTTAGCCAATAGATTTGACTCAAATGGTCGTAGTGTAGCAACAGATGCCATAGTTGGATCAAGCACTAATGCTTGTTCTGCATCTGGAGTTGTATCAGCAGTCATAAATCTGTCAGGTACAACAGATAAAGTACCGAAGTCTGATAAGTAAACATCAGCAGCACCAATAATAGTAGTTGCTTTAGCAGCAGGAGCTTGATAACGCTGTTCTGCAATACCAGTAAAAGTAGATACTACTTGTTTTTGTGTTGGTGGTACAACTAATAGAGTTGGGTTACCACCATTTTCAAAACATGATTTAACAACTTCTTTTAGTTTAGCTTCTGTAAATGCAGAAGCAGTAGCACCTTCTGTACGAGCTGCTGTACCATTAGCACCAACTGGTGCAACACCATCTGTCATTGTTACAAAGTTAGTACCAAGCCATGTTTGGATAGAGCCAAGTAGTCTAGCTGCTGAACCAGCAGTACCATTACTTGCAGCTACATTACCAAGAATAGTTTTTTCCATGTCTCGTTTTAGTTCTTGTCCTGCTTTAGCTAGTTGGTAAGCTGTTTCTGTTTTACGACCAGCTTTATCAACTGCATCAAGAGTACCTGATACATGAACTGTTTTACCTTGAATTTGTGTTCTGTTACCTACACGAACTGTAGGAGTATCAGAAGCACCTGAAGCATCAGCACCTTCAATTAAGCCCCCTGCACTAGCTGCTGCTAGGTCATCAGTTTGCCATTCATGATATGTTGCTGTTGCTTTTGTTTTACCAATAGATGAAACTACTGGTGTTTCTGTTGGTGCAATGTTGAAGATAGTGTTGCTTAAATCTTCTCTTTGACCAATCGCTGTATACGTTCTAAATTCTGCCATTGTTTTTCCTTAAATAAAGTTTTCAAAAATAGCTGCGGCATCTCTGGCATCACCAGTTTGCTGTAGCCGTTTCATTTGTTTTTTCTGTATGTCGGTTACATTCTGCTTTACTTTAGCTCCAGACTTTACAGTCTTTGGTGCTTTAGCGACTTTTTTCTTAACACCAGCTTTACCTGCCATTAATTTGTCGTACTGTGCTGCTTTATGTAATACCAATACATGGCGAGAGTCATAGACTTGAGATAATTCTTCGTCTGTGAATCCAACCTTTTTGCCATAGCTACGAATGTCATTACGGACTTGTTCGCCTTTAGCTTTGTCTGAAAACTCTGGTAAGGATACTGTTAATTTTTGTGCTTCTTCTTGTACAAACTGTTCTAATTGAGCTGCTCTATCCGATTGTTGCTGTTGTGCAAGTCGTTGTTGTTCAGCTTGAACTGCTTGTAACTGTTCTTTCTTTTCGGTCATTTCTGCGACCTTAACTGAATATCCTATCGGGTCGTTCTCTTTCATTGCAGACAGATCTTCTGGAGTATCATTGTTACTCAATAAAAATTGTTCAACTGCCTGTAATTTTTGTGAATAGTCATCTCTAACTTTTCTAGCTTCAATAATAGCTTTAGCTTCCTGCTCAATGACTTTACGCTGTTCAGCTACTTCTTGAGTCTTTTTAGTATAATCAGAGCCGAGTTGATAAGATTTCTTTAGCTCATCAAGGGTAACTTCTTTTTCTTCACCTGCTGCTTTAATGGTGAAAGTTTGTTCTTCCTCAACTTCTTCAGGTTCTTCAACTTCGGATTCTTCTTCAGCTTCAACTTCTTCTTCGGCTTCTACTTCCACCTCTGGTTCAGTTTCTTCTTCAGTTTCCTCTACTTCTTCTACTTCTTCGGTTTGTTCTTCTACAACTTCTGGTTGTTCCTGTGTGGAGTCCTCTGGTGCAGATAACATACCTTCAATAGCTGAAGCTGCATCTGTTACTGTTAGATTTCCACTTTCCGTTGTATCGGAAGTCATGGTGTCATCACTCATTTTATTTCCTTATGCCATCTCGGTGTGGCTTTCCCATACAGGCTATATGCCTATATTATTTTCCATGCCTTGTCTTTAATCTCATCATCTTTTGCGATAGATTCAAAACGAGCCATGAGTTCGTTGATAGTCTTAATTCTGACATAAGCCGCTTCTCTTACTGCTTCTTCATCATCATCAGAGTTAATAATTAAATCCATTAATTCTTTTTTCATTGCTTCTACTTCGTCTAGTAGTTCCTGACTTTGTAGTAAGTTTCTAAATGCTTCTGATTTGGTCATAGTTTAGGTGTTGTTATATTTTGTATTTTTTCTAAAGAATTTATAATTTCTGAAGTCTTACTTATATCTGTTTTTTGTTTATCATTAGCTGACTTTTGTGCAAGCTCTAGCTCACGCAATGCCATCTCTTTTTCAAACTCCATTTTTTCTTGCTGAAGCTCTAACATTTCTTTCTGCATTTTAAGTTCTGTTTGTTGTTTCTCTAATTCTAGTTTAGCCATTTGCTCTTGCATCTTCATCTGTGATTTTTCTCTTTCTACTTCTGCTAGAATCATTGCAGCTTTAGTATTGCTATCTTCTTCTTTAGGAGCTTGGGCAGCAGCTTGAGCCATTTGCATTGCTTGTTCTTCTGATATTTCCATTAAGAACTGACTGTCATCTTTAAAGCCTGCCATGTTTACAAATCTTGCAAGCGTATCTCTGTATTGTTTAATATTAACTAACGGGTTGTTTAAACCATATCCTTTAATTACTTCTTCTTGTTTAGCAAGAATCATTTGCATAGTCGCTAGTTGTTCTTGTTTACCACCTGTTCCTAATCCAACATTTACAGTAATGTTATATTCTGTGTCCCATTCTCTAGGATTCATAGGAACAAAAGAAT